CGAGACGAGCTTCCATTTCTTCTTTTTCATCCTCATCACCTCGTTTCCATTCATCGAATTCAGCTTGTGTGGCCATATGGTCAGCCCAATGTATGATGTATGGTAAATGATTTTTCAAAGACCTTTTAGCATCAAAGACTTTCATGTAATAGGTGTTCGCCTCATCGTAGAGTCCATCGGAAACTTTGATAGCTAATGTCTCTTTCATATTTACTTTTATACCGAAGTGTTGTAATATAAAAAGAGCTCTATCGGTGACCCTCATGTTATCAATATCCGTATTGTGTGTAAAAACCTCACCAAGAGTCTTTCTTCTCCACTCATTATCTTGTGGGATATAGTACTCACTTTCTAAATCTCCGACCTTACCCAAGTCATGATGTAGTGCTGAAAAGATGAGTTCTTCATCTGTCCAATTCTTTGTACCACCGACCTTTTCATAGGTCTTGGATATTTCGATAGCCGTCTCAACCACATGAAGTACATGATTTACATAACCACCAGCATAACAATAATGATATTCTTCTTTACCACTTGCTGGAGCTACAACCATTCTATCTTCAAAGTATTTATACATTTCAAGGAGTCGTTCTTTTCGTTCTCCTTCAAATGTATCCTCTACGAGTTGTAACAGCTTATTCCAATTACCAAGTAATTGTTCTTCTGTCAATTGTTTCATTTATAACCTTTTCAATTTTTTCTTATCGACTGTCATTCTATGTTGATAAGTTCCTTCTGTTTGTACCACCACATATTTACCATCTTCGGTGATTTCCTCACATTGATATGCTGGTTCGTATCTACCGACTTGTACATTTGTTGGTAATACCCAATCTCCAACCTCGATTGGTTTAGTTGAATACTTATATGCTTTCTTTCTTGGCATTTTTCATTACTCCTACGATTGTTGATTTTTATTTATTAATGTTAAATTATCTGTCCAATTCATTTTGTAGATGTGAACATTCTCATATTTGTATGGTCTTACATCGAATGACTCTAATATATCAACGACATTTACCCACTTAGGATTCATAGTATCCCTTACTTGATACACACCATCTTTATTTTTTGTTCCCTTTACCAAAATGAAATCACCATAGTCAAATGGGCCTCCCCATCGTTTCAAAAGATTTCTTGATAAAGCTACAAATTTATATTCTGAAGCTTTATGAATACGAATTTTTGTACCATCTGCTGTGATATTTGGTGTGTCATCACATTGGATATTATCAGGTTGATACATGGTAACATCAACCTCAATACCATACTTGTAGAATTGTTCGAGTTCTGTATGTAGTTTTTGATTCATAACCATCAAGGAATCACTTGACTCCTTATACATACTTGAATGTTTGGTCATCATACTTGTTGATACCCAACCATTTATTATTGTTACAAACACAATCCCTGCAATGGCTGTAGTTGTACTTATTGTTTTGTCTAACATGATAGTCTCCTCAGATTACTCTTGATCTTACGAATAAAAGCAATTAAAGTCAAGCTATTTTTTGTAAAAAACAAAAATAGGCTCATACTTTAAATATTTTCCATTAACCTTTACCGCGTTTTTGACTTTCGATTGATTGACACCAACCATCGAGGTCATCAACATTTTGAGTTTGCCTTGGTAATCGGCTCCGAGTGATAAGAGAATATCGATACTATCTTGTTCCAACGGATGAAATTTGTTGGTTCCGATTTTGATATCAGCGATATTCCATAATAAATATCTATCATTCCTTAAACTTTCATACGCGTTTGTTAATGTTGGTTTAAGAAAATTATCTCTCCAATCATCATACTGAGGATAGGACTTATAAGATTGTTCTTCATCTTCACTATATTGTTCCCTATCAAAGTAAGGTGGTGATGTAAACACCATATCCAACTTACCTTTGTATTGTTGAAAATCAGGATGGTCTCCGATGTGTTCAGAACCCATCTGAAAATAGTGAAATGTATTCTTGTGTTCAGTATCCCAAAAATCATTACCACCCAATACCTCATCGTTATAGAAGTTAGCAACATACTCGTATCTTGATATTTCTAAATCATCAATAAAATTATCTGTATTTGGGTCTGTCCCAACATAGTGTATTTGTTTCTTAGAGGACATAGCTCCAAGTATTCTACCACCCCAACCACTCGATGGGTCATAGATATTTAAGGGTTCATCTTGTTTGATGTGGTCTGTGTATCTTTCATACAGATACCTAGCCGTTAATGGTGGGAAGTTTACCGCTGGTTGACCCAATCCCAATCTAAACGCTTGAATACCTGCTGGAAATATTCTTTGTTTCAACTCAAATGTCCGAACAAAGAAATCATTCACCTCTCCATCCAATTCTTTTGGTAGATTGGTTTTATGTTTATCATCTAGCTTATATACCTCTTCAGCCGATAGTGTTTTGTATCTACCAGTATTTGTAGCCTTTTTATGTTGGACTATGAAGAAATGTTCAGGTATCTCATCATCTTTCCATATACACTTTGACCAATTATACATCGAATCTCTTTTGAGTATTCTACGAATAACCTTTTCAAACCTATCTTGAAACTCATCTGTAAACCAATCATAGATACTGGCTTTACCCACACGAGTCTTCAACATAGTTGGGAAGAACTGATTGATAGATGTAGCCTGTTTGTTGTAATTTCTAATTACATCTTCATTACCATCATCATCAGATACCAAGAAATCCTCAACAGGATAATCTCTAAGTTTACCAAAGTTGGTAAGTATCTTATCGGTGTTTTGTCCTATGGTTGGTGGGATACCTTTGTCATCCCATTCAGAAATTATAAAACTTCTAAGATTCTTAATCCATTTAGAAGTTTCTTTGTCATTCATGTATAGTAATTCTTCAAAGTAGATGTTAATATCACTTTCAAGAAGATTACTTCTTTCATAATAGTATTTTTTCATATGTAGAATTTACAACTTTTTATAACCATTTACAAGTGTTTTCTTGCTGTTTTTTTGTGGAGGTGTGGGGATTCGAACCCCAGTCCTGTCTATTTTTAATATTAAGTCATTCACAGCTTAGTTCAGTTTCAAATGAGTAGATACTGACAAACCACTTGTAACTTTGTTCAGAGTTACCAACTGGCAGTTTCTTTAATCACTAACTTCCCTCTAGCTAAAGTGATGGTGTTCAACTTATTTTATGACCGAGTGTTGAACGACTCAGTACCTTATGCCGCGTAGGCGTAAGATGGTTGGTCATTAGAGACAGGAACCATAGGTGAGTAATCATACTCAGCTAGATGCCAATCTATGTCCAACCCTTCGAGCGAATTATCGCCATTTGAGTTTTGTTGAGTCTTTTTTGAGAGTCTACTCAAACTCTGCTGCACTTAAATATCAACCAATACCAGTCGATTTCCAAGTCACCCCCATATCTAATCGTCAAAGTCTTCAAGATACTCTTCGAAATCATCCTTGTCGGATTCACCTTCGTAACTTAAAGTTTCAATTAATTCTTTTATTAAATCCCAATCGTCACTTTCGTAGGCTGTTCTTAGAGCCTCAATAATCTTTTCTATTGACATTAATGTATCTCCTAACACTTAAAGTATAAGTATTAAGCCATGTAGTTTTTCTTCACAGAATCGAAGACTTGATTCCACTCTATTGGCTCATCTTTAACCTGTTGTGATTTAATACTTTCCATAGTTTCCTTAAAGTCAAACTTTGTATTTCGTATTAACATTATAAACATCCAAAGACCGAATCCTTGAATAAGTGTAATTTTAGGTAATCCAAATATCGGTGGTATTAACCAATTCCATAGTAAATAAAATGGTATTCCTGCCAATACACATACCAAACCTATCGCGACAAACACAATTATGGTTGCCAAAAAATAAGAAAAAATTTTGATTAATGTATTATTCATTTAGTAACATCTTCCCATCACCAAAATCTCTACCAAAGTATTTATCTAACATAGCTAATTTATCATCATATTCAGCAATAAATGCTAACTCTTTTTCAATTGTATCCATGATGTCAGGATGTTCTGCAACTCCAACCGAATTGTTAAGTAAATTCTCAACATTCATTTTATGTTTTTCTATATGTGCTTTGAAATGAATTCTACTTACTTTTATTAACTCATCTCTCATATTAAATGCCATTTTATACTCCTAATAAGTGACTTAAAAATAATCCCACTATAAATAACAATAAAATAGAAATTATAGTGAGAATACTTGGTGGTACTTTTTCAATCAACCAATCTACCATATTAATCCATTAAAAATATTTCTTGTGAATCTATCAATGTATTTTCAATACTCCAATATAGTTTCATAAATCTATCTTGCATCATTTTTGTGGGCGTTAATGTATTGTAAAAATATCCTAAACTATCCACGGTAGAATATTCATCTGTAATCCATCTTAGTGTATCTACATTCACATCCATCGTATCTCTGTTACCAAAGTTATCATACCATATCGCTTTATTTCTACGATTTGGTATAAGTCTATAAAATCCACTTGAATCATCTTCATCCCAATACATATTACTCCACCAATGTACTACTAATCTTTCAACATCAGTTTCTTCTGATTCTAAATGTCCCCATATTGGGGCTGGGGTAATCCATAACCAATCAAGTATTTCAATTCTTTCTATTCTTAACATCGTGACAATTACCCTCGATTCATTTGGTTCCTCTACTCTATCATCACAACTTCCAGTCATCAAAACCAATATGGTAATTACCCACATCATTTTTCTTATCATATAGTGCTTAGATAAATTGTCAATCCCAACATAATTGAAAGTGCTATGAATTCTATCTTCAATATTTGAAAATATCCTAGCGTTTTACCTTTTAAATAATATAACTTTACAATTCCCTTTATCATTTTTCCCCTTTTAAAATAACTTTTTAATAACCCAATCTTTTATTGTCATAATCGATATTACGAAAATAGACAACGCTAATATACAGAACATTAAAATTAGAATGATAGGAATGGATATCAATAAAAATGAAAACCTAAAGAAATCTAAAATTGGTTCTGACTTCGGTCTTACATAATGAACCATTATGTCATTTGATTTAAATTCTCGTGGTTCTACTTTGTAAAAAGGGCTCTTTTCTTGTCTTAATGTGTCTCGTAACAACTTCAACTCTTGGTATGTTTTTCTTGATTTTTTCAAGAGTATCTCCTTATAGTATATATAAGTAGTCAATTGTTAAGCTAATCCTAATTTATGACCTTTTGTCATTTCTTCGTAATACATACCCTCAGCTAATTTCACCACCTCAGAAAATTGGTCACCAGTCAATATTTCCTTACGCCCTTCTAAACTTTGTATGTTAAAATGTTCCATTATCAAATCAACAATCATGCTATCTATGGGAGATTTCATCTCTGTGTTTTCTTCCGAACCTAATGTCATAAGTGGTTTTTTCATCAAGACTCCTTGTTATTTTTAATTAAAAATTTTATACCCGAACCTATCGCTCTTTTGTATAATTTTCCATCCTCATCTTTTTCAATAATCCATTCAGTTCCATCTCCATCATATCTATGATTTGATAAACCTAGCTGTGACCCATCTCCATTAACTCTTCCCAAGTCCATTCCGAAGATTTTTTCGTAGTTTTTATCATACTTTTTTTTGTCTGAGATTCTACTTTTATCCCCTTTACCTGCGTTCGAATATTTTGTTTCATTATTTTTAGTCATCGTTCTTCTTTGGTCTCAGCCAGTTAATATAATGTCTAACCTTAGCACCTAACTCCATGTCGTTTGGTGTTTCCTTGACCATCTTTTCAATTACTTTTATTGGTAGTTTCATTTTATGCTCCATGTTCTACTCTTAAATATTCTTGTAAAACTTTATCTTTTGGTTTTATTCGCACATTATTCATTTGAAAAATTTCCCATGAATCACTTGCATATTGTCCGACTCCATGTAACTCCATAACATTATTAAATCCATTTACCCACATCCAACTAAACTTTATTAAAGTCTTTGCTCTTCTTCGGTATAATCCAAGTGGTTTTAATAATTCTGCAAGTTCTTCTTCATCGGCTTCAATCATGTGATATTCTGTTGGATACCTACTAAATAATTCATGTCTTATACCATCTACTTGCTGTCGTTTGGTAAGATTAAGTAATATACAACACACCAACATTTTCCACGGGTCGTCTTGATAAATCTCTTGTAGTAGTGGCCTTATAATATCTCTTATTTTCATTTTATAATCCAACCATCATCTAAAAATTTTTGTGCTTTTTTGAACTTAATTACTTTTATAGCATCATTCCTCGTAATAGTGACCAGTTCATTTCTTCCAAATTTCTTTTTGGTAGTCACTATTGGTTGAGGTTTATTTTCTCTATCGTGTATCGTAATACCATTCAAGTGGTCTATTTCATGTTGAACACAAACGGCCTCTAATATTCTTCTTTCTTGTTCGTTTTGTTTTTGTTCCCTTTCCCAAGTTCCTTTTGTATCCTTACCAGTTTCAGCACCACTAAAATACCAACCACCTAATTCTTGTGCAGTTTTGATAATAATGTTCTTGTACCTCTTAGTTTTTATACCTTGATTTGGATAGGACAAACAACCCTCGTAATAATCTATTTCTTCCCATTGGTCTTCGATGATTGGGTTGATGAGAACCAAAGGTTCAATAACATTGACAACGGCCACCTGTGCATCAATTCCCACTTGATTAGCTGCCAACCCAATACCGTCCCCTCTTTTGTTAAGTATCTGAAATAGTTCTTCTGCAATAGCCAGTCCTTCTTCAACTGATACCTCTTTTAGT